TAAAAAGCGAAGACTAAAGGATGATGAGGCTGTATGTTACATACAGTATTTATTTTTCCTTTGACATGTGTATTAGGCGAATTCAAGTTAAGTTTTCGTGCTGTTTCCCAGAAGATCATATCATTTGCATACGCAATGTATTTATCTTGGACCTCTATCGGTAGTCCGTTAAATAAACCGGACCAGGATTCTTTGTTGTCAACCCCAAGGGGCGCTTCAAACATTTCTGTTGAGTATTCTTTCGCTTGGAATAGCGGTCGAAAACCCGACACCCGTTCTGATAGAGACAGTATGTCAACTATTATCTTTCGCGTACTACTATCAAACTGCTTAAGCTCTAATAGATTTAATATACGACGACCTAGAATTTCATCACTGTAACCTCTTTCCCGAGCCATTTTTACTAGTTCAAGAATTTGTTCCGGATGTTTATGTAAATTTTTAAGCAAGTATATGGGTAATCCTGTATACTCTGCTTCCGAACCAAATAATCGTTTCGCAAATTCTGCATGCCCATTATAAGAACTGGTGCACTTGGGTAAAGAAATTTTAATACCTAATTCATTGATAACTTTTAAGTAATATTTTTGTGCTTTTTCACTTTTTATAAGCGAATCGTCACCTAGTACAAGATACTTGTGTTTACGTATCTTCAACTTATAATGTACATATTCATGTATAAGATGGTGGCCTCCTGTAGATATTGGCCAAGAACTTAATACTCCCATTGGGTTTCCGACTTCATATTTAATGTCGTTACCACTTTTGGTTTTAAAGGCCGTCTCTGACATTATTGTATTCCAATTTTCTGAAATCACCTGCCCATGGCAGTGTCGCAACATGGCAACCAAAATAACTCTTGGAAACCTGTCTGTAAACGCTGTCATGTCGGAACTAAATAAATTTCTTCCAAGGGCTTTTACACGCCTTGGGATTGTTTCTTGTTTAAACGTCAAGTCGTTACTAATATCTTTTAAGAAATACATCCAGGTCTTATGGACCCCAGATAAAGCAGCATTTGACCACCATCCCATTATTGATATAAGCCTAGTTTTACAGGCTTTATCACTAAGGAATATGGTCTTTGCGTTTATGAATTCACCGAGTAGTGGTGCCTGTGCTTCAAAATTTAACCAAGATAAATTCGATTGGTTTAGTAATGTAGTCACCGCATAGTACTGCTTAGGATTCCTCCTTAGCGCTGTCATATCTTCCACTGCGCTGAGTGTTGCTGGGCCATTGGGCCCTGCCTTATTAGATAAAGGTAGATATGACGGCAACACCGTATATGGCAATTTCTTTAAAATCTTACTTTTCGGTATAAATTTAATTATATCTTCGACCCTTGCTTTATTATAAGTAGGTGCGTCAGTAATAGTCGAGGTATCATTTGCAGGCTTGCATCTGAATAACTCAATTATCCGAATCACAGACATTGCGTAACGCTTTCCGTTTAGACATCTAGCTTTTGGTTTAAGGAATTTTATACGTTTAAGGAAACCACTTTTATCAATAGAGTGGTATGGAACAGGAGTCAAATCTTGTTTCAACAAATACTGTTGTATAAACAAACGGTATGATTTAAGCAATCTTATCGTCTCAGTCTCTCCTTTATGTATTAAATTCTTTTCAACCAAGTTAACGAAGTTAGAAATGTTTCGAGAACTTGAAA